GCCGATGGGCGGCGCGGTGAAGGTGCCATCCTGTGCGGCGTTATAGTCGCCCAGCATCGTGACGTTGAGCGACGGGTTCGCGTTCAGGATCGCGCCCAGCGCCTGCAGCGTCGTCACGACGCCCATCCCGGACACCATGAAGCCGGGGCCAGATCCCAGCAGGAGCAGGCGCGACGCGGACAGCATCAGACGCCGATCGAATGGAGTTTGACCGTGTAGACCGCCTGCGCGGTCGGCGTGTAAGCCCCGGTCGTGACGAGATAGGCGTAAAGCGCGCCGCCGGACGGGATCACATACTGCTCGTTCAGGCCCGTGACTTTGACGTAGAGCGTGGAGCCAAGATCGACCGGGGTCCCGAGGTTGATCGCCCCCAGGTAGCTGGCGCGGTCTCCTGATGGCAGGTCCCACGTCGCGGCATCCGCATAGGCGGACGGAGGTGTCACGCTGTAGAGTTGAAGCGTGAAGGCCGCCATACCCGCTGGCACAGATGCCACGTCGATCTCAAACTCGGCTTTGGTGATCAGGACATTCCCGCCGCCGCTTGGGCCGATGCTGGAGAAGGTCAGCGCGGCTGCGAGCGCACCCACAACGTCTCCCGCGTCGTAGGCCGTCGTGTTGTTCTGGCGGGTGAAGTTCGCGGTGGAGGAGTAGCCATAGCCCTGCACGCTGACAGGGGCAGAGCTACTGCCGGTGACAAGAATACGCCCTTGGGGGTCCGTCTGGACCATGGTCGGCTGGCCGTCCCCCATGGTCTTTGGCGTGGCGTTGTATTCGCCCGAAATCTGCTCAACAGGCATTGTTGCCTCCTAAAGTGTTTCGCGAATGACGATTGACGAGCCCATGACGCCGCCGAAGTAGCGGGCGCCCGATCCATTGAAACCAATGGTCCCAGCGCACCCGGCGCGTACCTTGAATGTGGTCGAGCTGGTGGTGCCGGAGGTCATGACGTATGTGAACGTCACGGGCGTCATGGGTGCGCCATTTGTTACGGGCGTTCCCCACCCGGCCATCAGGGCATTGGCAGTTGAGTCCTGGAACAGCGCGACAATGGCTTGCGAGCCGTCCGAACTGGACACATAGGCGGTAACGGTGATTTCAAGTTTCGAGGTCGCGTTGCGCGGCGTAATTGCCAGCGACATGTACTCGTCGCCCTCAGTGTTCTGAGGGATCGTGTCGTCAAGCGGGATCGGCGTTGTTCCGGTAGCGTAAGCCCCCGTCATCAGGGATACGATCTGCCCACCGCCCGGCGTGTACTGCGTGCGGGTGTAGGTAATACATTTCCAGTTGCCCGAGCCCAGCGAGCGGAAGATCGCCACGTCGCCCGCCGCCGTCAGGATGTTGGCCGCGCCCGGCAGAATCAGGCTGGTGCCGTTGTGCGTAAGCGTCAGCGCGCCCGTGAAGGTGACGGTGCGCTCCACACCCGCCTGCACCGTCCCAAGCCCGGTGATGGTCGTCGTGCCTGTCACATCGACATAGTTGCCCGTCGCCGCGCCGATGTTGGTCGTCGTGGCCGAGGCGATATCGGAACCTTTGGCCTCGTTGATGGCCGCGCCGCTCATGACAAGCGTGCCGGTCATCGTGCCGCCGGTACGGGGCAGCGGCGGCTTGGAGCTGTTCTGCAGGTGGAAGATCGGCGTTACATCCGCGACGGCGATCTCGTAGACACCATCCTCCAGCACGTCGCCGGCAGCCAGATCCGACCCGTCGGGCCACACCAGATCGCCCGCACCAACCGAACTGACATCGGCCGTCATCGCGCCGGTATTGTCGGCCGCCGCCGTGAAGGTGAACGTCTGCCCGACTGCATAAGCCGAGATGCCCGGTACCGGCGCCAGGGTGATATCGTCGGCCGTGCCGCCGGCCACGCCGCCATAGTTGATGGAGCCGTCCGCGACCTGAGACAGGCGCACGCTGTCGTTGGGCGACGTGCCCGCGCCCAGCCCGGTCAGCTTGTTCCCGCCCATCGGCTGGTTGCCGGTGTAGACCGTCTGGCCGTCCTTGGAGATCGATTGCGTCAGCGCCGCTGCAATATCCGACAGGTCGGAATTGACCGCGCTGGAGGCAATCGTCGTCCCCGGCGTAAACGGGGGCTGCGGGAGAGTGTAGGTGCCGGAACCGTTGCGCGACATTCAGATCACCGTGGAGACGAGGCGAAGCCGCCACCCGCAGCGCCGGAGATTCCGGCGTTGAAGGGACGGGCCGCGCCCTGTTGCTTGAGGATGGCGTCAATCAGCGCGAGCGTTTCCGCATTGGCGCGCGGGTCTGGGTTGGCGAGCAGGTCGGCCAGCCTGGAGCGCACAGCCTCACTGGGCTGGCGTGCCTTCGCGTAGCCATTCAGAAGCGCCTGGACGAGGGAGGCCGGTGTCGTGGCGCCCCCACCCTGCGGGATGCTCAATGCCGCCTCGTCGGCCATTGAGGCCAGCCGTTCGGCCGTCTGCGAGCCCCGCAGAACCTTGTTCTGCGTCTCGGCAAAGGCCCGTTCGGCAGTCGCCCGCTTCATCAACCGGTCGGCCACTTCCGGGCCGTAAATCTCGGTCAACTTCTGCTGCATGATCTGGTTGTCGGCGATCGACTTGGCGAGCCGGCGCGTGCTTTCCGGCCCGCTGGTTGCGGCGTCGCGCATGGTATTAGCGGCGCCGACGCGGAAGGCCTGCAACTGTTCTTGAGTCAAGCGCGGGATGTAGTCGGCTAGCGCGGATGGTGATACTTCAATGGCTGCATCCGTGTTGCCGGTCTTCATGAAGTTCTGACCGTGGGTTAACCACCCCTCTCCACTGACGTTGTCGTAAAGAGATTTCATCTCGCGATAACGGGCATCGGCCGCGCGAACCGCCGGGTTCGCTTCTTTAAACGATCGCACAAAATCGTCAGCTAGATCGCGATATGCACGCTGAGTCGGGTTGCCTCCAGTCGTCGTAGCAGTCGCAATATCGACAATTGCTTGTTTGGTCTGGTGCATGAGATTCACCGGATCAAGCGGGGCTCGATCTGTGCCAAGTCTCGTGGCCGCATTTTCTCGCGTTACGCGGTCAAACGCTTGCCGAACAATTGGATTTTCATCTAGAAGCCGCTGCATTTGCGGCGAGATGTTCAGGCCAGCGTCGCGAGCGCGTGCATAGATACCTTCGGCAGATTCACCAAACGGTGTGGTGGGGCTATCGGTCGTGCGGCGCGCTTCAAGAAAACGCCGCGTATCATGAATGCTAGGCACGTTCGCCTGATCGCCCATTGCGCTTAGGAAGCGCTGCCCCGTCTCTCGGTTGCGCTGGTCAAATGCCGCCGTGTACTTCTCGCCCGCTTCGCCCGGCAGGATGGCGCCGAGGTTGGCAAGCCGCGTCGTGCCCTTGCTGGTGTCTGCCAGAAAAGCGCCCTCGCCAAGATCCGCGAGCCTCTGGCGTGCCTGCGTAGAGCCACCGCTTCGGGCGATCTCCAGCGCCAGCCGCTTGGCAGCTGCGTCGCCCTCAATGTTACCGGCAGCAATGCGGGAATTGTCCGCAATCTTGGCCGCAAGGCTGTCCTGCGTGACCATCCCGCCTTCGGGGGCGGCGGCAGAGCCAGAACGCGCAGGCGCCGTGGTGGTGAACTTGTCCGCGACATTGGCGACCGCACGAAGCGCACCGGGTGCGAACTTCTCATAAAGGTAGCCGACACCAGAGCCGACCACTGGCAGAACGCCGCCAACCACTCCGCCCACTGCCGCACCGGTGCCCGCGCTCTTGAGACGCTGGAAGAAGCCGCCCTCTCCTTCACCGAAACCTTGGGTGCCCCCAAGGGCCGCGCCAGAGGCCGCGCCGCGCACCATCGCGCCCGGCAAGGACATGGCCCCGCCGCCGAGAAGTGCCTGACCGCCTGGAAGATAAGAGAGGGCCACCGCAGTGGACAACGCACCGCCGACATTAGCTGCCGTGGTCATTGCCGGGTAAGCCTTGGAGTCGGCCGCCGTCTGCGAGCGCTGGCGGGTTAGTTCGTCGGAGTAGCGTTGATCGTAGGTCGGGGCGGTGGATACCGTCTGAGGCGTCGGGCTGCCGCCGATGGACTCGTCACGCTGCAGCGCGGGGCCGCGCATCATCCAGTTGGAGAAGCTGGGAGCCGCTGCGCGAACGGTCGCCGCCAGTTCGTCACCAAATCCCAGCGTCGCGCCCTGCCCAAAGGCATTCGCCGCCGCGTCGGAGCGGCCTTGCGCCTGTGCTGGTGCCGCTGCTCGCTTGCCGGTGCGGAAATCCTCAGCCGACTTGAACCCCTCGCTGGACAAGTAGGCGTCGATGTCGGCCTCCGGCGCTCCGGCGTCGATCATCTTCCCGATGTTGCGCTTGATGCGATCGGTGTCAGCCATCACTCAAGCCCGTATTTCTTCTTGAGGTCTTCGGGAGACGTGGGCGCATTGGCTGCCGGCTTGCGGATGGGGACGATCACGTCCTCGCGTCGCAGGTTGAACCGGTCCGCCATGCCGCCGTAATGGTCCTCCAGCGCCTTGTAGCTCTGCTCCAGGCCCTTGTAGCGAGACTGCGCTTCCTCGATGATGCGCTGCCGCGCCTCGGGCGTGAGCATGGCACCCCCGTTAAGCGACTGGATGTAGCCGGCCAGACGGTCGCCGATGCCCTGCGTGTTGTTGACCATGACCATCTCGCCCTCTCGGACGACAGAGCCAGGGTCCATGATCTTGGCGAGCGCATAGACCATGTTCAGGTCGGCCGCGCGCGACGGGCGCTGCTGGGCCTCCTTCATGCTCTCCATGATCGGCGTGACTTCGCGGTAGTTCTGAACCACCTTGGAGCCGTTGAACTCGTCACGGAGCTTGTTCGAGTTGTCGAACTGCTGCTGCGGGGCCTTTTCGTCGCGCTCCGCCTTGCGGTCGGCGCCCTTGTCTGCCCTCTGGCGCTGATAGTCGTAGTCGCGCGACAGGCGCTCATATTCGAGCTTTTGGTTCTCGAACGACAGGTCGAGCGTGCGCTGCATGTCCTGAACCATGCGCGTCTCGGCTTCCGGCCCGGTGCCGTAACCGCCACGCACAAGGCGCTGGACGAACTGCTGCTTCATCTCCTGCGGCATGTCCTGAACGGTCATGCGCTGGGGGATCTGGGGCGGGGCCATCATCGTCGGCCCCTGCACGCCCTGCGGAGAGGGTGCCGGCGGCATGCCAACGCCATCAGCCGAGCCCTGCGGCATGTTGATTTGCAGCGGGGCGGGCGCTCCTGTAGCGCCGCGCGGCGTGGTGGCGTTGACGAACGTGTCGGCCGTGACGCCCGGCGGCAGTCCGCCCTTCTCCTTGCGCGTCATGGCGTCGAGAAGCTGGGCGAAGGCGACCGGGTCCTGCTGAAGCTCGGCAAGCGTCATGCCCGGATTGATGCCCGTGCCTTCAGCGACCTGCCGGATATACAGGTTCGTGTCGTTTTCGTTCGGCGGCGCCCACTTCGAAATGGCCTGCGCAACCGTGATTCCGGGGTTCTGCTTCACGTAGGCGCCAAAGTTCTGCACCATGGCGTTGGCGCCAGCCTGCGGAGTGTTGAACGTTTCGAACCCGTTGTGCGGGGCGCCCTTGTCGGCAAACGGCGCGTTGCTCGCGCGGATGTTCCCGAGATTGTTGTTGAAGCCCGAGGCATTGGGCTGGCCCTGCGGCAGTGGCGGCCCGGAACCCATAGGGCCGGTAGGCCCAGAAACTCCCGATGGCGTGTAGCCGTAGTTTTTGCCTACCTCGACCAGCCCATCGCGCTGCTGCTTCAGCTTGGCCTGTTCGACGGCAAGCTGCCCTGTCAGACGAACGCCCAACTCCGGGTCGAGCGCGTTGATGAGCCCAATGCGCTTCTGCGGGTCCGGCTCGGCCATCACGGCGGCCAGCTTGGTGTTCCGGTCCTCCCCGGCCTTCTTCTCGTCGGTGTCGGCCTTATACATGCCATAGGCACCAGCAAGTGCCTGTGCGAGGCGTCCTACTCCCTGCCAGGGGGATTGGACCGGGCTGGTATCGCTGCCTTGCGCGATGAGCTTTTGAGCGAAGATACGGCGCGTTTCGTAGGGGTCCTTGCGACGCCCGACGCCCGACAACGTGTAAGCAAGGTTGTCTTCCGGCATAATGGTCATGCGGAAACCTCGCGCTGCAGATGAGCCCACAAGGGAGCAATCTCGGCGGCCACCAAGCCGAGCTTGCTCCGATAAGCCGCGTTCAGGTCGGGGTGATGCTTGGCGAGATAGGCCGCGCGGCCCTCGCTCCACCAAGCCGGACACGTTGCGCACTCAGGCGACTGGACGCCGTTCTCATAGACACGACAGATCGGGGCACCGACCTCGCGGAGATAGGCGAACACGTCCGCGTCGGACCATTCCAGCAGGGGAAGCCACAGGTCATAGCCCATGCCCGTGGGGCCATTTTCTGCAGGCAAGCGCGGCAGGTCGGCGCGCTTGGTTCCCCGGATCACGAGGCCAACGCCATCGGCCGCCATGCGCGCGTGCATCGGCGCCATGATGTTGGACGCGCAGCAGTCGAAACGGTCAACAATGCGGCGAGAGCCTGCGCCGATCGCCAGCCCGGCCGGCGTGCATGTGGTCGGGACCAAATCGCTTGGAAGGCCGAACCGGGTGTGCCAGTCCGCCGCGAGGGTCTCGATCCTCACGAACGCCGGCACCACGGCCTCGACGCCGTCCACGATCTCCCGCACCTCTGGAAGCAGGTCCCCGGTATCAACGTGATAGAACGTCAAGCGGTCCCAATAGGGGCGCAACAGATAGGCGAGCGCGAGGCTGTCCTTGCCACCAGAGAATTGCAGCGCGATATTCCCGGCCGGGGCAGGAGGAAACACGATGCGGCTATTCATGGTGATTCTGCTGGCAACCCTTGCGGGTTGCAGCACCGGGTACGGCCCGAGCGGCCTGACTGGCGGATACGAAGAGACCCAGCTTTCGCCTAACGTCTGGCGCGTCTCGTTCACCGGGAACGGCTACACCACGCAGGAGCGGACACAGGACTTTGCCCTGCTCCGGAGCGCCGAACTCACGCTCAAGACCGGATACAGATACTTCGGATTTGCTTCCGCAGCCGTCCGCGCCAATCCCGGCGGCGTCATCACCACGCCCGGCTACAGCACCACCACAGGCAGCGCGTCGATTTACGGAAACACGGTCTACGGCACCGCAAACACCTTCACGACGCCCGGGTCCGCCTATGCCTGGACCTTCCCGACCGCCAATAACACGGTGGTCATGTTCCGCGAGAAGCCGCAGGCCGACACCATGATCTATGACGCGCAATTCATCTGCGAATCGCTTGGCGTCAAATACAAGGTCAAGTGTGGCTAGAGGGTTCACAGGAACATCCCCCCAGCCGAAATCAGAGAGCCGCCCAAACCAAACAACCCGCCCTGCGTGGCGTTGTTCTGCTGGTTCTGCAGTTGCTGTTGGGCAACCTGCCCTTGATACTGATTCCAGTAGTTGCCCGAGACATCGGTCGGTGCGACCTGCGTCTGTGCCACCTGCGAGAACTGCGGCGACTGCACGCCCGTGCCCGTCCCCAACAGGGTCGCGACCTCGTTGATGGGCTGGGTCCGGAGGTTGGTCATCTCCTGGATTGCACGATCGCGGGTGTTCGCCTCCAGCCCGTACTGCTGGGCCGCCGACGATCCCGCCTGAATGTCAGCGCCGAGCCTGAAATCGTTGCGGGCGCGGTTGTAGTCGTCCTGTGCCGCGCGCCATGCCTCGGAGCCGAGGGAAATGCCCTGGTTGGCAAGCCGCTGGTTCAGCGCCTCCTGGTCGCGCTGCATCTGCGGCTGGTTGCGCTGGATGATCGCGTCGCGCTGCTGCTGGCGGTATGCCTCGTTGTACTGCGGCGCCGGGGCAAGACCGTCGTAGCTATAGGGGTTAGCGGTCGCTTCGCCGATGCGGCCGACATACTGGTTTGCAAGGTCAGATGTGCCCTGCGTCAGCTTGGTCTGGCTGTCGTAGATGCGCTGCTGTTCGGGGCTGAGCTGGGTGGTCTCGTTCCACAGGGGAACCTCGACGCCACCCACGTTCTGCGTCCCGCGAATGTCGTAGGTCTTGGAGCCGGTCGGGCCGTACTGGTTGACCCGGTTCAGGTAGCCGTTTGCAACCGCCGTGTTGACGTTGCTTTGCGTCTGCTGCTGGCTGACGTAGGCGGGGTCAGGCGACTGCGGAGTCGAGGCGCTCTTGCTGCCCATGCGGCTGTGGCCTACTGCATTTCACGAGCGCTCTTTTCCCTCTCAGGAAGTCGCGGCTCTTGAAAGTGTTTCGGTGGAGTCCGAAAACGCAGGCATGCACGCTTTTGGAATAGAACCGGGAAAGCGTGCCCCGAGGCGTGAATCCAATCCCTTTCACAAACTCAATCGCGTGTTTGTTGATGGAGGGAATGGAAACGAAGACTTGCTCTACTTTGTACTGATCAAAGGGTATTTTCAATAGATTTGTGATGGTGCGCCGGGTCGCGAAGCGTGGCGACGAGGCGGCAAATGTCATTTCGACGGAGTTGTACCAAGTCTCCCCGCGCACCTTCATGGGAGCCATGAAGTTGTGATATACGGCCACGGCCAGCAGTTTGGCGTCCGCTGTATCGCCATCGGCCACGCCAACCGTCTTCATGCTGGGGTTTGCCGTTACCCAGGGTATGCGCTTTTCAACCCACGGAAGAAGCTGCGCGTCATAGCCAAAAAGCAACGTGTGCTTGGTGGTCATGCAATATGCTTCCACATCTTGCCACGCCGGATACGTGAAACGTTTGCACCCGATATGCCGAGCATCTTCGCTAGCTTGTAGCCCGACATTGGGCTGGAACGAATCAATCGCACATTGTCTTCCGTCAGCTTGGCGTTGAAATTGTCCTCGCCGTGCGGGAGCGTCGCAGCATGGGCATCGCCTCGCGAGTGGCGGCCCTTTCGAACCTTATCGGCGGCATTCTCCGCGTCTGTCCCGACAAATAGGTGCTTCGGGTTAACGCATGGCGGGTTATCGCAGGTGTGGCATACGCGCATGCCCTCGGGGATTGGCCCGTGAGCCCGCTCGTATGCGTCCCGGTGTGCCTGCACCTGTTTGTAATTCCGAGTGAACACCCCGTATCCGGTGTGGTGGATTGTGCCCGTCCAGAGGATGCAATCGTTCATGCTGTATTCTACCATTGCGATCATGTGGATGTAATGGTTTCCCAACCGCCGGCCGTGCCGACACAGAGCTTTCCAAGGTCGCTGTCGTAGACGATCCGCCCCTCGATATCGGTCAGGGCGTCCTTCTCGGCCGTGGTGATGGGCGTCAGCTTCAGCGACGTGAAGCCGCCCGCGCCGTCCATCCCCGCCCCCGTCAGAACCGCGTCAACGGCCCTCCGGTAAAGCTCCTCGCTGGGCTGGAAGATCGGGGTAATCGCCATCAGAGCGCCACCCGCTGGCCGATCTCGAACTTGAGGTCCCAGGCGTTCAGGATGACCTGAATCCCGTTGGTCTGGCCGCCCATGTGGACCGATGCCGTGGTCCCGATACCCGTGGCCGCGTACCAGTTGTTATAGGGCGCTGAGTTGTCGCCCCACAGGCCCACGTCCCATTCCGAGACATCCCAAACCCCACCCTGTGCGCCCGCCTGCATGGGGAAAGCGTCCGTCGAAAGCGGCTGGTCGTTGCGATAGTCCACGTTCATGCGGATAGCCGGGACCACCTGCCCGCCCGCCGTGAACAGCGGCCGGATCATGGTCAGGCGCGATAGTGCCCCACCCCGGCCGTAGGTCTGGAAACTGGTCTTGACCTGCCACGTGATGCCGGCAGAACTGTCGGAGTAACCCGTTTCGGCCTTGTACACCGTGCCGTCACTGCGCCCGTAATAGGGGTCTTCGTTGAAGATTCCCCAGCAGGTCGCGTTGAGCGGCGACGCGCTCTTGCCGTAGGTACACCACGCGCCGGTCTGGGTGTTCACCACGAACTGAAACGCCGTGGTGGCCGAGGTCGGCACGTTGATCAGCGCCAGACGCGACCGGGGATAGGCTGCCATCGACCAGCCGGTAAGGGCGCCGTAGCTGACGAAAGCCTCCAAGATGCCCTGGTCGATGCGGTTGGTGATCGACTCGCGCGTTGCCGTGGCCTGACCGCCGGCCATCAACTGCCGGGTGCTCACCACGGCCGAGTCCGTCACGATGGCAAGGTCTCCCCCGATGCTGGCCGTGCTGCGGTTACCGATGGGCGGGGCGCCGTTGTAGACGCCCACCAGCGCCCAGGTATTGGCTGAGGCCGGATCGTCGCCCTGATAGACCACGACCTGCCCATGGCTGCTAACGAAGGCCAGATAGTCGTCCGAGCCCGATCCACCGTCCCGGCTTACGGCACCAATGGCAATCAGCTTGCCGCCATCGGTGAAGGCCTCGCCCAACTCGAACCCGGCCGCCGCCCCGGCAATGCTGGCCGTGGGCAGGTACCAAGCCTTGGTCGAGTTGTTCTGAACGAACCACAGGCGCGACTTGTGCAGGCACGGGAAATTGAGGGTCGAACTCGTGACGTTGGTTATGGCCGGGGTGGTCCACGACGTGCCGTCGTAGTTGCGGACCGAATCCACACCATTCGCCAGCACGAGGAAATGCCCGGCCGGCGTGGTCATCATCGTAGTCTGCCAATAGCCCGAGCCCAACGTCGAGACGGCCGGCGCTCCCACGGCGCCCGCGACGGTGATCTCGTAAATGTCCGTTGGGGTGGCCGCAAACAGCTTGCGGCTGGAGGGTCCCGCCCATTCCATGACGCTCTGCACGGAGCCATTCATGCCGGTTGCGTGAACGGCGGTGCCGCCCCGGACGCGCAAATAGGTCGCCTCGGGAAACATGTTGTCGAGGATCAGCGCGTCCGCCGGCTTCATCGAGGCGATGCCGTCGCGCAGGTTGAGGCCCCGCGTGGAGGCCGGGATCTGCGTCGTCCCCATGACCGGGCCACGCGGCCGGGGCTTCTGCATGCGAATGGGCGCGATGTAGGCCATCAGACGGGCCAATTCCCTTCAGAGACCACGATGCCAGGCCGGCGTGCCCACCAGCTGTTGGCGTTGGCAAAGCTCTGCGTGCTGCGCGGGCTGTCCTGTGCAAGTTCCTGCCGGCGCTGGATGTCGAACTGCTCGTAGGCCGATTCGTAGGCAAGGCCGCGTGCCTGGAGGTATCGGTACATGATGGCGAGCGTCATCACGCGCTCGCTCAAAATGCCCGTGTCGTCGTCCGCCAGCCATTCCGACTGCTTCACCCCGGCTGCAGACTGGCACCACAGGTTCGACGTGTAGGCAAAGGCAAACGTCTCGTTGGCCTCGGGGATCGGCTGGACGAGGATGTTATCCCCTTCCATGTAGAACACATCCATGACGGGGAAGGTCTGAAACGCCTTCCATGCCTGCCATAGCTGCGGATCGATCGGCCCCCAGAGCGGGCGACGGGCCGAGCGGTTCCAGAAGGACTCGTCCAGCCACTTGCCAAGGTCGGACGGGACCATGCCCGTCTGTTCCTCCTGGTTGAGCGTCAGGAATATCTTCTGCTTCCGCAGCTTCCGCCAGTCGCCGTACTTCATCAGCTCCGTGCCTTCCTCGTTGGCGAAGGAAAGCATCTGCTGCACGGTCGCATCGGTTGACGTGACCACGACATTGGGAACCGGCTCGCCTACCCGGCGGCAGACGTTCGTGATCATGGTCAGCAGGGTCAAGACTTCCACCATCCGTTGAAGGCGCCGCGCCACTGTTCAGGCAGGTATCGCGGGTCGATTTCGACCGGCTGATTCTGAAGTTCAGGCATGGTGCCGGGCGCGGGTTCCGGCCCTCCCCATCCCTGCCCGCCGACTGCTGGCGGGACCGTAATCGACGGTAGCGCGGGAGCGGGCGCGGGTTGCGGCGCGGGCGGCTGTGCCGGCGCCATGTAGCGATCCATCGGCAGCGATCCGCCGGGTTGCTCAAAGGCAGGGAGCGCCATCGTCTTTTCGTTCCGCAACCCAGTGTAAGGCGGCAGGAAGTCAAAGGGGTTGCGCGCGGCGCCCGGAGCCTGCGGCAGCTTCATCGGCGGGAGATACGCGGACGAACTTCCGGGTTCCGCAAAGTTCGGCATCCGGGATGCCGGTACGGTTCCTGCCGTTGCCGCATTGGGCATAGGCGCCACGTTCGGATTGGCGCCGACTGCATAATTCGGCATCGGTGAGGAATTGGCAGGAATGCCTGCCACCAATCGGGCCAGCCGTTGACGTGGGGTTTCGTCCATCACGCAGCCTTTCTCCGGGACGCCGGGGGCACAGGGGCCGCAGCGGTGCCGGCAACGTCGGCGGGCATCTGCGGCGGCTCGATCTGGTGCTTTGCCATGAACTCGCGCATGGCCTTGCGGTCCTCTTCCTGCTCGGCACGCAGGCGGTCCAGTTCGGCGCGCATGGCGGCGTTTTCCTTGGCGAGCTTGGCGCCCTCACCGTTCAGGGAGGCGACGAAAGCCTTGGCGTTGTCGCGCAGCTTCGGGCCGTCCGGGCCGAGCTTCTGGATGTTCTCGTCGGTCAGCCGGGCGAGATCCTCCACCGAATAGACGTGGATCGACTTGCACTTGGCGATCTGACCGGCGGTGATGCCGCCCGCCCAGCCTTCCAGTGCATAGCCATCGGTCTGGGCTTCAAGCCCATCCTTCCAGCGGTTGTAGTGGGGCTCCAGGGCGTCCCACACGCAGGGCTGCGCATCGGGCCGTCCGCGCATGGCCTTGGCGTCCTTGATCAGCCGGGAAACCTTCTCGGACTTTTCCCAATTGGCGTATCCGCGCTTGCCCCAGCTTGCCCAGTGGACGGCCTCCAGCACGCCATCCCCGTTCTCGACGTGATTCACCCAGAACTTGAAGGGCACTACCGCGAGGTCGTTGCGGTCTTCCTGCTTGGCGTCGAACATTGGGGCTCCTGCGTTTATGAAAAGAAAGGGTGGGAGCCGAAGCCCCCACCCGTCCCGGTTAGTACGGGAAGTCGCACATCACGATCTTTGCCGAGGCATCGACCGCGTAGGCCACGACGGCATCGGTCACGGCGGCGGACACGTCGAGCGTGCCGTCCGTCGCGCCAACCGCAGTGAGTGCATTGCCGTCCGCGCCCGCCGTGAGAGCGGTGTTGAGCGTCGCCGGACCCTTGATCTGAATCCAGCAGTACTCCCCATCGGCCGGGGCCGACTGGAGAACGCCCGCGCCAAGGCCGGCCGAGTCGGACAGGTCCGACGTGACGACCGTGGTAGCGCCTGCCGACGTGCCCGAGGGCGCGTAATAGTAGCAGACGTTGCCAGAGACAGCGGCCACAGGACCCGCGCCAGTGTCGTACTGGACGAACTTGTAGACCTTGCCATCGGAGGCTTCGTAGTGGTCGCCGACGTTCGCCGGCCCCTGCAGCATGAGCTGCGTCGAGTCGTAAGTTGCGGTGATATCCGCGCCGATAAGCTGAGACATGGTGTTGTTCTCCTTTCCGTTCGCTTAGGAGGCGTCGAGCAGGATGCCCTGCAGCGCGCGGTTCGAGCAGACGAGGTTGCCCATCCAGAGCATCGGGATGACGACGGCGTCCTGGTTGACGGAGACCTTGTCGTCCATCTGCGACCAGTTGGCGTCGCGGTGAACGACGAGGCCCAGATAGTCCGTGTTCAGGAAGTACATTTTCTCGGCGGTGGTCGAGAAGTTGCTGTTGCTGTCGAAGATCACGTCGGCATCGACGTACTTCAGGGCGCGGAAGCCGGCGGTCGCCTCGTCGCGATCGTTGGTGTAGCGCTGCTGGTCCTGCAGCG